CCAAGAGCCGAATGACGGCTGGTTTTTCTACAAAGTGACCGCAGAGCAATTCGAGATTGTTAAATGTCATATATTGACAATAAGCCGGGGATTCAGGGCAGAAGGTATGGAAGGCAAGGAAGATGTTTTTAATCAGATTTTGGGCGGCTTGATTTTAGACGGAGATGATATTAAGCCGTTTATTATGTATTTTACCGGTTTGAAACTTTCCTACCTATGGGAATTTGGCAAGGAAGCTAATAAATATACTCACGCAAAACCGGTCCCGATTCCAATGTTTGCTTTGACTATTGAGTTAAAGACCGAAAAGGTGACGAATAGTTACGGCAAGAGTTGGGTTGTAAAATTCGAGATCGTAAAAGACAAAGAGGATATACCTATACTGGTAATGGATCCTGCTAAATTCCAGTTTTTAAAGGAGAAGGTGGAAAAAGTCGAGGATACTATTGCATCTTTAATTGCCACGAAAGCTAATAAAGAAGGAGAGGAAGTAATCGAGCCGGTTCACGAAGTGCCGCCGCCGGACGATATGCCTTTTTAACATGGGAGATTATATAAAAAATCCGACACAGGAGCAAAGGATCCTTGATCTTTTGAGGGAGAGGGGTTCTGCCGGAGTTTATGTTTATGAGATTATGACTCCAAGGAATTTAGGTGGGCTTGGAATTGCACAGTATACCGCTAGGATTTGGGGGCTTAGGCATAATAAAGGTCATGATATTAGGAATCCAAAGCCCGGTTGGTTTGTTTTAGTTGAGCCGCTTCCGGAACCAACAGTTGCAAGTCAAACACGATTAGTATGAAAGATTTAAAGATACACTTAATTTTTCTTGTTGTTATAGCGATTTTATCAATTGTTTTTGCGGCGCTGATGATTTTAGTCTTGCCGGAGATTTTGATGGGAGTAATTAAATGATTGAACTTATAATCCGTATTACAGTGGGTGCTTTTTTTGCAGTCTTTTGGTATGCCCTAAGTCGGGTGTCCGGAAATGACATTGGTATTTATGCGGCACTAGGGACGATTTTTGCTTTTTTATGTTTGAGAGGCGGTGAGAAATAAGTGAAGCAATTATTCGTGACAATTGTGTTTGCCGTTGCGATAGGCTTTATCTTAGGCCGCGCCGATTCTTTGTATGTGCCGTTTTTCAATTTCGATGCAACAGCCGGTGATATTAAACTCTTTATGCAATTTTCACTGGTTGCCGCCGGCACTGCTATTATTTTTAGCATACAGAGCAAAAAAACCCGCGCAATTGGCAAGAAGTTGAATAAACTTGAGGATTGGGCAAGAAGGATTACGGGTAAAAAAGCCTAAAGCTGATGAAAATTGTCTGCCTCTTTTTGGGCTTGATTTTACTTTGGCTTATTGCCGTAAGTCCGAGTGCATTAGAAATTGAAGGAAATCAAAATGAACGAGATTTTGGAATTATTACGCGCCGACGTGAACCAACCATACACGAAGTCCTCGTTACGAGCTTTCGACAGGAAAGCGCGCTCGCGACTAGGGTCTTTAAGTGTGAATCCGGTCTTAACCCAAGAGCAGTCTCGGCAACTGGCGACTATGGTATTGGGCAGATCAATCTTGAAAGCCACCGGAGAAAGATTCAGGGGGAAAACGATGTTCAGAAGATCGAATGGCTCTTTGATTACAAAAATAACATTAGGCTTGCTCGTTCTCTTTATGATGCTAGCGGATGGGGTCCTTGGGATAGCTCGAGGGCGTGTTGGGGCTAGGAGAGGTGTGTAAAAATGCCTAGTCCTTATATTTAAAACATGAATAAATTTCAAAAGATTTATCAAGACCATTTAAAAAATAAAACTGAACATACTTGGGTAGAAACTTATAAATGTATTATTTGCGGAAAATACCACGAGGCTTATCTTTACGAAATGAATCCGGAAATTTATAAATCTTTACAAAAGGAGTTAAAAAAACTTGAGTCAACGAAGTAAATGTTGTTTGGCGGCAGTAAAAGTAGTTGATGCAGAGCCATTCTTTGAAGGCGATGCACAAGGTGTAACAATGCACTACGAATGTACGAATTGCGGAAATGCTTGCGATATTGATTCTCCGCCGCCATCGAATTTACCGGACGAATTGAAAAGCTACGACAGTATAAAAATGTTCAGAGCCTTAAATCAGATAATTAGTTATTTAAAAAGCAGGGAATAAACTTTCCGATTCGATCTAGTAAGAATCGGGAATTAGGGGGCTGTTTGACAGCAAACTGAAAACGGCCCCTGTTTGAAAATGGCAAATAAAAAAGTTAAAAAACCGAAACATAGGAAGAAGCGCCGGAACCGCAAATTAAAAAGACGACAGAAAAAGCATTTAAGGAGTAGAAAGCGTGGCAAAAGGTAAACATACAAGATCGGAGAAAAAGAAAGCACAGGTCCGGGCAAGTGTCCGGCTAAATAAAATTGCAAGAATTGAAAAAGAGCTTATTAGAAACCCGAATAATATGGTTGCCAAACAAACTCTTACGAAATTAAAAGGTGAGGCTAAATAGGCATGATGTATATATCGGAAAGTTTTTTTAAAGCCGTTAGACGGGCGATGAGAGGATCGTTATTTTAAAACATGGGAGAAATTACAAAAAAGGAACAACTTGCGCTTCTTGTTAGGAATACTCCGGTTTTTAGACTGAAACCAAAAGAGGGCCGGCACTTTCAAGCAATAGACCTAAAGAAGCAGTTTGGATTTTTACCGGAAGTTGTAGTTTTTGAAAGACTCGTAAATCAAAAAAATCTTTTTGTGGTCCGGGCGATTTTAACTGATGCCGAAGTGAAAAAAGATAAAGCCGCGCAGGAAGCTAAGAAGAAACTAATGATCCCGAAAATAAGTGACGCAATACTTTCAGGGGAAGGTGGTGATAAATAACATGGATCAGCAAAATACTCAAAGTCCGCAGACAGACGTTCCAAAAACAGATGTTCCAATGGGAGTTGGGCCAAAAGGTCTTTCTCCAAACGGACAACCGGCCCAAAGTCCGGGGGTAGTAATCGGCATGGATTTTTCCCAAGCCATTAGAAAAGTTATCGACGGCAAGAGGATAAGAAGGCCGGATTGGGGTGCGTGGTATGGCTTATTAAAAGATGAGCGCTTAAAACTTTGGAAACCGGATGAGCAAAGATTTGTCGACTGGATTGTTTCCGAAGGCGATATGATCGCTTTGGATTGGCAAGTTGTAGAATAGAGTTAAAAAAAGCCTGCCCATGACTGCTGTCTACGTCAATTATTTTGAGGTCAACGAATTGCAAACGAAAGTTATGCGATTTGTTGATTGGTGGGTACGCGAAAAAAAAACTCCAACTCCTCATCAAGAAATTGTCAAAGAATTGTTGAAGGACAATATACCGGATTATTCGGTGAAGCAGGCCATCAAGACTTTAATTAAAAACGGGTACTTGCGCCGCGCGTATACTGTCTCGAATAAGACATATTATGTGCAGTTGCGACGGATTTGATATAATAAAATTTGACCTAACTCTTTAAAGAAAGACTGGTTGAGATATGTCTGCTAAAAATCAAGGTGGCCGTCCACTTAAATTTAAAACTACTCAAGATCTCCAAAATAAAATAGCGAAATACTTTAAGTCTTGTTGGGAACAAAAGATAGATATGTTTGGGAATCCTATCTTTCTCAAAGACGCCGCAGGAAAAAAGACGAAGAAGCGTGTAATGGTACAAGCACGGCCGTATACCATCACCGGACTGGCAAACGCACTGGACGTTGACCGACACACACTTTTAAACTATGAGGCCAAACAGAGGTTTTTTACCACGGTAAAAAGAGCGAGAGAGATGTGCCATCAATATGCGGAAGACTATTTGTTTTTTGGTAAGAACCCCGCCGGAGCAATTTTTAACCTTAAAAATAATTACGGATGGCAGGATAAAATGGCGTTGCCGACTGATGATGAGGGCAATCCGCTTGGGTATGGCCGGATCATAATGGAATTTCCTAATCAACCTGCTCAAGATGCAAAAACCGGACCTAAGAATTAAACCGGAACCGAAACAGGCACTTGCCTATAAAGCATTGGATGATAAAATCACCAGTTTTTTAGGCTTTGGGGGCGGATCCGGCGGTGGCAAGAGTTGGCTCGGTGCAGAATGGCTTTTCCGCAATTGCATCGCTTACGAAGGCAGTAAATGGTTTATCGGCAGAAATGAATTAAAGAGGCTAATGGCCTCTTCTTTTGCAACTTTTAGGAAAGTTTCACAATTCCACAATGTTAATCCGCTAACTTGGAAATTAAACGGCCAATATAACTATATTGAGTTTTTTAACAAAAGCCGCATAGATCTTCTCGATTTGAAATATCTGCCTTCCGATCCGATGTATCAAAGGTTTGGTTCGACAGAGTATACCGGCGGATGGATTGAAGAAGCCGGTGAGGTTGATTTTCTTGCTTTTGATGTTTTAAAGACTCGTGTCGGCAGATGGAAAAATAACGAATATGAACTTTTTCCGGCAAAAGTTCTCTTGACTTTTAATCCGGAGCAAAACTGGCTGTATCGGGTTTTTTACAAACCTTGGCGAAAAGACGAATTGAAAGGAACGGACTACGCTTTTATACAGTCACTTTACGGGGATAATCACTATACAGCCGGAGAATACGGCAAGCAACTCGATAAATTAAAAGATCCGGTTTTGCGCGCAAGGCTCAAGATGGGTTTATGGGAATATGCGTCCGGAGATTTGAGTCTTCTTGATTACGACTCTATCATTGATATTTTTACCAATACCTTACCGGAAGAGGTACAACAGGAAAAATACTTCTCCGGTGACGTAGCGCGCTATGGGAGCGATAAAATTACTTTTGCAAGCTGGAAGGGTTTTAATTTGCATAAATTGGAGTGGAAGGAAGGCCGGGGAATAGACCAGACCGCGATGGACGTTCGGGAAGAGTTGAGAACCGGTATGATTCCCTACAGTCATGCTATTGTCGATGATGATGGGGTTGGCGGCGGCGTGGTTGATCTTGTGAGGGGAATTAAGGGTTTTGTCGGCAACAGTGCGCCTATGAAAATTAAAGTGAAGGGAGTGCCGGAGTCGGAGAAAGAGCGCAAAGATAATTACCGGAATCTTAGGTCCCAATGTGCTTTTATGCTTGCAGAGAAGATTAAAGCCCACGAACTTACGATTACTGCCAAAATAGACGAATCGACAAAGGAAATGATTATTGAGGATCTTCAACAGTTAAAGAGAGTAGAAACTCCAACTGAACAGCCGTTGCAGATAATTCCGAAAGATGAGATTAAAGAAGCTCTTGGCCGCTCTCCGGACTTTAGCGATACATTGATGATGCGGATGTATTTTGAACTAGATACTCCGAAAATAATCAGGCAAACAGGACAGGTGGGTGGAATTGCGCCGTATATCGAAGGCACTTTTTAAATACTTGCCTTGAGATACTTTTAACTGCTTATATTAAAGTATGGCCGACAAGACAGAAGAAATTAAAGCTCCGGAACTTTTAATGCTTTTGCAGGATAAAGAGTCCGGATACAATTGGCGACAAAGACGTCATCCGGACTGGAAGGAAAATTATACTCTTTACCGCGACAAAGTTAAGACGAACCGGCTAACTCAAAGGCAATCAGTCAATCTTCCCCTTATGAAAACGGCTGTCAGGACGCTTCTTAAAGACGTTGACGATATGCCGGTACTTTACTTTCAGAACAGGGATAATAATAAAGAGGCGGAAGCGTTTAAAAACGAATACTGGCAGTGGACAGTCGAGCAAAACAAACTGGATTTACAGGATCTTGTTGATAAACGGCAGGTATTTCTTTTTGGCAGGAGTTTTACCCAATGGCAGATAGTGGATGGTAGAGTAAAAGTAACTGTGCAGGATCCGCAGGATATTTTAGTTTCCCGATTTTGCGATCCTTTTGATTTGCACTCCTCAAGATTTTTAATTCATACGCATATATTTGTACCTCTAACTTCTTTGAAACTTAATCCGGACTACGATCAGGAAGAAGTGGCAAAACTTGAAAAATGGTTTGCTTCTGATATGGGAATAGTTAAAGCCGCCGACAATTTGCAGATGCTTGTTGAGAAAAATCAGAAGATGGAAGATATGGGCGTTCCGGATGTTGAAAGTCCGGTACTCGGGGAAACTTACGTTGAGTTGGATTTACATTTTCGCTATCGGGACAACGAAAAAACGGAGAAGGGAGATAGTATTCCCTCACAGATTTTTCTTTATGTGAGTGCTGAAGATCAGCATTTATTACTCAAGGGTCAAAAAAAGCCGCTCGAGCAATTAATTGGATCTACGAAAGATAATTATTGGAGAAATCATTATCCGTATGTTTCATGGGCGGATGATCTTGAGAGGCAGGATTTTTGGTCTGATGGAGTCGGTGATATTGTTAGGGTCCCAAACAGGGTCTTAAACGCTTGGTTTTCACAGATGGTTGAAAATAGAACGCTTAAAAACTTCAACATGAATCTTTTTGATGCAACGATTGAAGGCTTTGAGCCGGGAACTTTTAATCCGGTTCCTTGGGGATGGTATCCGGTCCCCGGCAAACCGAGTGAGGTTTGGGCGCCGATGCAGGTTGCGGATCTTTCGGATTCGCTGGACGAGATGAATTTCCTTTTGCAAATGATTGAGAAGGCTACCGGTGCAACTTCTACTTCACAGGGTGTGCAAACCGAACGAAAAATAACTCTTGGCGAGGTTGAGTTGGCTTTAGGGGAAGCAAAGGAAAGAATCAAAGGCATGAGTAAGTTTTACACTCCGGCATGGCAGGAAGGCGGCACGATGTTTGAGAAATTGGTTGAGGCGGCTCCGGAAAAACTAAATGCGGTCAAACTTTATAAAGGCGGCAGAAATACAGACAGGCTTTTTGGCCGCGAGGTCAGTCCTTCGGATTGGATGACGGCAAGTGGCTATCAGGTGAAAGTTTGGAGTCAGGATGAGAAAAATATACAGGATACGCAGACTCTTGAAAAGCTAAATGCGGCTAAAGCGAATATGCCGGACAATCCGAAACTGGCCGAACTATACCAAAGAAAATTGCTTGAATTTGTCGGTTTGAAACCGGAAGAAATAAATGACATTATGGAGTATGAAGACCAAAAACGGGAAGCGATATTATCGACTGCCGAGCAGGGAGTATTCGGATCGCAGATGGAAGGAATAATGTCGCCGCCGGTCCAAGGCGTAATGCCGACTAATGTTCCGGCAAGGCCGATGGCGCAAGCATGATAACAGTTGACGATATTTTGACAAAGTTAGGACTCAAGGTTGAGGATCTTGATGCCGAGGAGATGGAGATATACAATCAGTGGGACGCGCAACTTACGGATGCGGCAAGAGGGGTTTCTATTGAGGATGTCAAAAATTATGTTGACCAGCTTAAAGATGTAGTCGAAACGAAACTTACCGAGATTAAGCATGATTCCAAAGAGGATCTATTTTTGAAGGCAAGGCTGAAAAATCTTTTACTTTTAGATGCGCTTCTATCTTCTCCGGAGAAAAAGAGAAAGTGGGTTGAAAGACAGATCAGAAATATGCAGGCCAAAAAACAGGCAATCGAACCGATTACGGAATGAGAGAGGGTGAGTAAAAATGGTAAGAAAGAAAAAGTCTAAAGCAGGAACCCATATGATGCGCGGTGGTCGTATGATGAGCGATGCCGAAATGCGCAGACTAATGGGCGCGGGGGCAAAGACGCATGGTAAGAAGCTGTATAAAAAGGGCGGTAGGTTTTGGATTCAAGACGCTATTAAAAAACCCGGCGCATTGAGAAGGACGGCAGGAGTTAAGAAAGGCCAGAAGATTCCAACAGGTAAACTGGCAAGACTGGCCGGAAAGCCGGGAGTTACCGGTAAACGCGCAAGACTCGCGCAGACATTAAGGGGTTTTAGTTAATGCCTTATCATATTGTAAAGCGTAGAGGCCCGAGGCCGTATAAAATAATCCGAGATGCCGATGGAGTAGTTGTCGGATCTTCAACTTCCAAAGCAAGAGCGGCAAGAAGTATTGGTCATCGTATGGGTTCGGAGAAAGATATTAAGAATTACAAAAGGAAAGTTTCCAATAAAATGCACGGGTACGGGGATTTGGATTTGGAAAAGAGGATAGTCAGAATCAACAAGTCTAAAAAAAAGAATAAGCGCGGTGAGATTTTAGATACAATTGTTCATGAAAAACAGCATATTTTACACCCGAAAAAATATGAAAGAAATATCCGTAAGGTTACTAAAAAAACAATCGGTAAAATGACTAAGAGGCAAAAACAAAAACACTATAATCTATTTGCAAAAAAGAAAAGAACTTGACAATAGTCAGATCTGTCCTATTTAATTAAAGTATGCCTGCCCAATTGAACGAGAAAGATACAGAAATTTTAAATAGAATCTGCGCCAAAGAAGAGCGCACACTTACCCCGAACGATATTCGCATTTTAAAAGCCCGTTCTGCCTATCTTGGCCGCAGGAGCCGGGCGAAATTTGCGGAAGTATTAGGTGCGGATGTTCCCCAAGAAGAGGAAGTTGAAGATCCTAATTTTGTCGAGGATGAGGAATTGGAGCAACAGGTTAGGGATGCCGGCGTTTGGGCGGAAGGCATGACCCGCGACGAGATGATTGTTGCTATTCAAACCGCCAATGGTCCGGACGGAGTAAAGGTTCCGGAAAAAGAAGAGGCTGTGGAAACACCATATAAGGAATTACAAAGAACGGCTCACGGACTAGGATTGAAATTTATCGGTGTACCGCGTAAGAGACTGGAAGCATCTATCAAAGAATTACAAGCAAAATAACCTAACTCTCGGAAGAGACTGGTAAAGTAATATGCCCGCCCAAGACGACAAACCAAACCTTCATAGAAAGCCCACGCAGGAAGAGTTGCAAGCAAATGCTCTCGCGGCGCTTGAGGAAGCGGAAAAGTTAGATCCGGATGCGCCGGATCCGGATGAAGAGGATGAGGAAAAACCGGCAGAAAGCGAAAGTGAAGATGAAGAAAATCAAGAACAAGCAAAAGACGTTGAGGATAGCGAAACGCCATCAGAAGAGAAACCGCCGGCAGAAGAAACACTTACCGAGGAAGCTAAGGCTCCTGTAGAGGATAAAGAAGAGCCGGAGAAAGCCCCCGAAAAGCCCACAGAAGAGGATTTATATAAGAAGCGTTATGCCGATTCAACCCGTCAGGCAAGAATCACCGAGGCAAAAAATAGAGAACTTATCAATGCTATAGATGAGGGAGCGAATCTTCCGGAACCGACGGAAGATGAACTTCGCGAAGAATATGCGGATTGGGATGTTTTATCCGATACCGAAAGAAGATTTGCTAAAGACTCTTTGATTAGCACGCGAAGATTTTTAAGGTTAGAACAGGCCGCGAAAGGATTGAAAAAGGTAGATGCGTGGAAACAGAAGGTTGACGATTTTCTTGCAGATCCGCAAACTCTTATTGATAATCCGGACCTTGAAGGCAAACAGGACGATTTTAAGTTTTTTGTCACTAATCCGGATGCTCCTAACAGGACCGGAGCCGATTTTGATATTTTAGTCGGGGCATTTTTAAATGATGTTTCAAGGAAAAAGCCGGAGCCAAAAAAAGGCCAAATGTTTGAAGTAGGAACCGGCGGAGACAGTGAGAAGCCTCGAAGAAAGACCGACAAGCTAACAATTGAACAGGGAGCGGCATATAGAAAAGGTGATCCGAAGAAACTTAGGGAAAAATTAAAAGAAGGAAAGATTGATTTTACCAATATCTAGGTTTATTTTCCCCTCTTGACAAGGTTTAAAATCTATATTCTATACTGGAATCGTAAGACAACTTCCTAACTCTCCTTGCCGGAGACTGGTAAAGGTCTAAAAGGTTTTTACCAGCATGGCAAACGCATACGCAACAAAAGTAGCAGAAGGATTTTCGCAAAGACTCTTAAAAGAGTTTTACGATATTAACCTTATCGACAAAATCGCAAACCGCGATTATGAAGGTGAGATCAACAAGGTAGGCTCCAAGTTAGATATTCTTAACATCGCCCGAATTACCGAAAAGACTTACACCGGATCGAATCTTACAGTAGACGACCTCGAAGAGAATAACGCCGTTTTGACAATTGACCAGAAGAAATCCTTTTATTGGAGAGAAAAGACCATTGACAAATGGGCTTCCTACATTAAAGATCCTCACTCAACAGTTGTAAATCAAAAGGCAGACGAAAGATCCCGAAATGTTGATCTGTTTGCTCTTGGTCTTTATGGGGATGTAGCCGCAGGCAACAGGGTAGGAACTTCGGAAACAGCCGGTACAGTGACAGTTGATGTTACAACCGGAGCAGTTACGGGGTCCTCAACCGCATTTACCGCCGCTATGGTTGGCAGGGGATTCAAGGCAGATGGACACAGTTCTTGGTACAGGGTAAAATCTTATGCTTCCGCAACCTCAATTGTTATTGAAGATGATCTTGATGATGTAGACTCGGTTTACTCCGGCGGAGCAATTGCCGGCGGAGCAACTTACGAGATTGAAGCCGTTACAGCAGTTCAGATTACAACCTCAAACCTTTTGCAGAAGATTGCCGCTCTTAAATTAAAGCTGGACACGGCAGAAGAGAATGGTAAGTCGACAGTTCCGGACAGCGACAGATTCTTGATAGTTCCGCCTTATATAAACACCGACTTGGTTCGCGCATCAGGTGTTGCTCTTCATGTACCGGATGTTTATACGGATCTTATTAAAGCCGGATATATTGGAGACTTGCAGAGTTTCAAAGTATTCCAGTCAAACAGACTAACCGGTGACAATACGGACGGATTCCGATGTCTTGCCGGACACGCAAATTGGCTAACCTTTGCCGAAAAACTGCTTGAGGTCGGCATGGAAGATTTGATCGGAAACTTTGGTAAAGCATACAAGGACCTGTTCGTTTACGGAGGCAAAGTTGCAGATACCCGACGCCACTTTGCGGCAGAAGGTTTCTTTACCTTTGCAACATAAGGCAGAAGCTAGATATTAAATAGTAAGAAATATTAAAGCCTAGAAGTTTTAATAAAGCCTAG